GTGGAAAGAAGAGATTATGAAGTTGAATGGAATGCACGAGGTATGGATTTTTATTACAACGGAAAGGTCAAAGTCTGGGCTTCAGATGAAAGTGATGCAAGAGAAAGAGCAATTCAAGAGGTATCAAGGAAAATGGTTATGTCTCGACAGTTGATTTCCATTGAGTCGATACGCGCAGTTTAATACGTATTCCGTAGAGGATGGGGTTCAAAAGCCCATTGTAAAAACCCTGCTTAGTAGCAGGGCTGTACTAATCTATGGCTTTAATCGCCGCTGGCTTATCCACCAGTCAATGTGATCTAAATTAAAAACAAGTGTATTTCCAAAAGGTCTAAGATGCGGCAGTTCTCTTTTTAATATTAGATCGTTAATCCTCTCCTCAGTAAGGGGGAAATTTACTGATTCAAGGTAAGCGATTAAGTTTTTTATGCCATGAACTTTTCTCATTTAATCACCTCCCACCAGGTTTTCCTTACTTGAACCAAATAAAGAAAACTTAGTGCTAGGTATTAGATAGAAAAGCTTAATAACTTAGTACCCTTATTTCTAAAAGATACACCTATGATCTACGAATGTAATTTTATGTCACGGTCCGCAGAAAATGAGAAGGAGGGAAGAAGGATGGAAGCAAAGTTTTTAGCTTGGGATTGGGATGGCGGAGAATTTAAAAAAATCCCTTCAAACAATGTAGTTGAAGCAATTTATATAGCTTGGAATTATGAATTTGATGTATTCACAGCAGAAGATAAGAAGCTGATTTTTAGTGGTCAAGAGGATAACGAGGGGAATTCAGCAATGCTTGAACCATATGGATTAAGGTTAATCGACCATGAGGAGTATAGACGTCTCCAGAACGTTGAAACAGGTGAGATTTACTATCCTAGTTGGCACAAGGAAACACAAGGATGATCGAATACCGCTGCACCGATTGCGATAAGTCAGAAATACTGGCGGGCATCGTTCCGATGAAAGCATGTCCCCAGTGTGGTTTCTTGATGGAAGCTGTTGAGTATGAAGGGTAGGTATGAAAAATTGAACGAAACGATTGGAGGAAATGAAGTGGAAAATGGAATTACAACGGTTATTAGTGGATTAAAATGCGACAACCTCTCTTGTGATTATCAGGACGATTCAATCAAGTTGGAGCAGTATGAATCCTATATAAACGAACCTTGCCCTAAATGTGGTTCACCTTTGCTTACGAAGGAAGATTATATCCAAGTACAAAAGATTTTATCATTGGTGGATTTAGTAAATGCATTACCTGACCCAACGGAAGAAAGTAAGGAAAAAGCAAAGATAAGTTTTGAACTTAATGGTGCTGGAACTGTAAATATGAAAGTTGAAAAGTACGAAGATTAACAACCAAAACAAGGAGGCTCACCATGATCTTAGATGTCTATGTATGCAGCTGTCAGGAGGAATTCGCTGTACGAGACGGCAAAGAACCTGCCAGCTGCCCGTTTTGTGGCGAGCAGGACATTGAGTTTAGTTATGAGGTTAGGGAGCTGTAGAGACAAAAGCGATAAGGGAGGAAACGTGTGTTAATAAAAAAGAGACCTTAGTTAGGTCTGGAAGATTGGTTTAAGAATTCTCTAATTTCATCAATAGATATACCTAAATCTCGGGCATGTAGAATCAACTCTACCCATTCTTTATCTAGCTCATTTTGGGAAATCAAAGAATTAAACATGTGTGTCCCCCTAAAATATTTGAATTATTTTAGGCAGCTCAGCCGTCATAGTTTAGAACCTTAGACCTGTAGCTTTGTGTCCCAATCTTTCGAGAGGTTTACCTTTATCTGTTTGAAGAATATGCATTTAATACAAATTTTACCACCACCTACTTATATAGTTAATGGGACCTAATAAGTGTTTTCTCTTAAATATGAACACTTATCTATAAAAAATCTTCAGTCAAAAAAATATTCATGCATTGAAATCGTGACAAAGAAAGGTACAAAAAATGAAAGACTTTCTTAACTATCTAGCATTTCTATGCACCATGATTCTTATTTTAGCTCTCACCTATGGGCTATGGAATGTATAAGCGGAACGGGGGATTGATCATGAACAACGGTATATATGAATCACGTATGGAGATCCAGCAGTTGAAAGAGAGAAATGCGTTCCTTGAAGAAGCGAATGTGAAGTTACATTTTGAGTTATCACAGTTTAATTTGGAGGTGTTAAAAGAGAAGGTTCAGCGGTATGAAAAGGTATTGAAATTCTATGCCAATGAAAATAGTTACGTTACTGACATGGGAAGCTTCAAAATTGAGGCAACAGTAATGATTGATAAAGGAAATCGAGCTAAAGAAGCGCTGGAGGCGTTGAAAAATCGCTAAAACTGACTTAACAGTCCGAATGCTAATAATTTTAGAAGAGGAGCGAATTTATATGTATTTAGTTATTACCACACAGCCAATCACAGGTTATAAAGTCGGAAAGTATGAAACTTTAGATGAAGCAAAGGAAATTATAAAAGAGTTGGTAGCAGCTGGTCAACGCAATGTAATGATTGCCCAAGAAATCCCGATGAAACTCAAGGTAGAAGTGGAGTTTTAAAAGAAAAAAGCCAGGCTTTCGCCCAGCCAATCAAGGTGTTGTAAATCATGCTGTATGAAAGTGATGGTGGAATGCCCTTGATTAAAGACAGCATACCCAAACTGTATATATGGTATACAAAAAAGACCAGGAAAAATCCCGGTCGTCGAATAAATCATACACTTGGAGGTAGACTGCCAGATCTTTCTTATAGCATTGTGTCCAATTATAGAAAAAACATACAAAAAAAGCCTAGCGTTTGCCAGGCCTATAGATATTTAGGGCATTCTACGTAAAGGGACTTGGAGTTTTTTATCTAGCATAGTCTATTCAAAAAAACAAAGAGTGTGTAAAAAAAGCCAGGAAAGCTCCCGGCTCTTTAAAATATCGTTGGTACCTTTATTTTAACAGATCGGGAGTGATTTTTGTGAGATTAACAGATTTAATAATTGATCCTAGTACAATGCGACTAGAGTTGGATATAATGGAATTAAATAACAAGGCTATTGTCATTTGTAATGGCAAGGCTAAGGTTGCTGATTTACCCCAACATGGGGAAACAAAAATTATTACACACCAGGGGAAAGTTAAGCGTGTGAAGTGGGATGAGGGGGAAGAGTTTTGAACGTTAAGCGAGTTTTGGGTCAAAATAAAAGAGAATCAAAACCGCAGTCAAAATGGTCTAAATGCATTTTATTAATCTCAACGCCTGTTTTAGTAATTTTAACAGCATATAATCTCTATCTTAGTTTAACTGTAGGAAGCGTTTTAGTTTTTGCTTTTTCCTTAACCTATTTTTTACGTATTTATATTGATGATAAAAAAATATACTGGAGATTACTTACTTTATTTCATGAGAGTTGTCATAAGGTATTTGCTAAAAAACTGGGTTATAAAGCGGAAATTGTAAAGGATAAAAAAGAATTAGAAAAAATACAAGATATTAAAGGCAGTTACATTAATGGCTTTTGTAAATTTAGTGAAGAAGAATTCAAAAAAAGGGATGTCATTTGTATAGCGTTAGCTCCTTTTATAACTATGTTCACTCTATTTGTACTTTTTTTATTTTGCTTACAATTTATAATGAGTAATTTAATATTACTATTTGTTTTAGGGGTAATTAGCTTTTCGATTTTCTCAAAATTGGATGGATGTATTAATGATTTACAAATTGTTTATGAAACGGTAAGGCATTATGAAGAAGGAAATAAAATTATTTATTCAAACGATGAATATAGTTTTATAATATATGAAGAAACTATATGAGTTCTACCAGCCAACTGGAGGACACCAAAACATTAAGGCAGGTTGCAGTTGCTTTATTGTTTGGTGTCCTCTTTTATTTTGATAAGGGGGCAAGGGATATGAATGCAAAACAGTTAAAATTCTTTAGAGATATAGATGAGAAGGAAGTACAAAACTTGATTATCGGTGAACTGAGAGACTATCGGGCGCTTAAAGTTCAAATAGAGAATAAAAAAGAACAAGAAGCAGCTGGAGTTATTAATCTGTTTCCTTCTGTGCGTGAGCAAGATCGACTTAATGAGTTAAAGGTAAAGCAAATTGAACGTGCTTTGGAGAACAGCCTAGACTTTATTGAGCGGAAAATCATTGAAATGAAGTATTTCACCTCTCACGAAACGAAGGACATCAATATTTATCTGGAGCTGGGCCTGAAGAAAGGAAAATACTATGAAAAGAAGAGAGCGGCTATATATCGACTTGCTACAGCATTGGGAGTCATTTGATAATTGTGTTGGCTGGCCCTAAAGTTATTGAACTGCCCATTTTCAGGTTCACATACTTGGGGAAAGTATTTTAAGCTTACAAAGAACTTCTTTAAATTAAGACATTATGAATCGAAGTACATTCCCTAAATATATTGCATAGGATAATTTTATAGAAATGTGAAGGGACTGGGATAGATGTTCTATACTCTTTATGCACCCCCGTATTCTTATTACGTTAACGTGCCAATGTATAGGTATGAAAGGCATCCTGTTTACTGGCCTGTTCCTCATGAGACAGAGCACGTAAACCGATTTGCTTCTCTGCACTCTTCAAACCATGAAGGTGGCATTTTATTAAAGGATTATGGAAAAGAACCATTTGTCATTAACATCAATGAAGCAACGAAGCAAAACAATACGTACCGTTCTGCTTTATGGACAGGAACACATTTACAAGTTACTTTGATGAGTCTCAATGTTGGCGAAGATATCGGTTTGGAAATACATCCTAACGTGGATCAATTCTTGCGTATTGAACAAGGTCAAGGGATTGTTCGAATGGGCAAGAGTAAAGAAAATTTAAACTTTGTAAGCAATATTTATGATGATTCTGCAATCATGGTGCCTGCTGGAACATGGCACAATGTAACCAATACAGGTAATATTCCACTAAAACTTTACTCGATATATGCTCCTCCCAACCACCCATTTGGTACAGTTCATAAAACGAAAAAAGATGCAATGGCAGCTGGAGATTAATTAAATAAAAGTTTAAACGACTTTATTTTAACCCCGTTCTAAAATAAGAATGGGGTTATACATGTTGGAAGCTTTAAAATTACATAATTTAATTGTCGCTGTTCTTAGTGTTTTTTGAATGTAACCGAACAAAAGACGGACAAATTCCGGACAAAAATCGAACAAAATGGGTACCAAATTGGGAACCTTTTTATTTTTCTAATGAAGGTAAGATTTTCTTATCAGCTAGTTACTTAGCAGATAGGAGACGCACATTTCCTTTATCAAGGTGTACTCGAACGTATTCTGCGAGACAACGATCCATGCCTGGTTAACGAGGGGAGCATGGGGAGTCCCAAGGCACTAGTTCCGAAAAGGGGGTTCAATATGAACCTGCGGGAATCGAAGCGGGGATTTTTTTAGAAATCACTTTTCTATTTGGTGTGGTTTCTCAATCTCAGCCTTTCCTCTCGGTGCATTGGGAAGTATAGCCACATAAAAAATAAAAAAAGCAAATAGCGCAAGGTGGTGCTTGTTAAAATGATGTTATAATTAAACAAAAACTTATAGGAGCAACACGATGGATAGCTTTTTATCATTAATAATATTCACTTTTCCGGGAATCACAGCTTATTTTTGGGTGCAATTGTTTGGCTTCACACCCACAGTGAAGTATCAGGGAACAGAAATTCTAGCAATTAGTGCAATATTATGGATCCCCATAAACTTCATAGTATTAATTATTTACTACTTAATAACAGTCATCTATAAATTCAATACGTACTATCCTATTCAAATGCCAGCTATCTACAATTTTGAAACGCTCAATGAGTTAGCAACTAATTTTCTATTTGTATTTTACTATGTTTCTATGAGTGTAATTGTTGGTTACTTATTAGCAAGATTAATATCCGGTAAGTTTTATGATTATATGCTAGATAAAGTGAATGCCGTACGTATTAAAAATAACAAAGCACCTTTATCCAAAGATGCTTCGGTTTGGGATACTGTTTTTTCAAAATATGTAGAGCAAATTGTTAAGGTAACAAAGCTGGGAGATCAGACAGAGATTATTATTGGAGAAATAAAACATGTTTCAAGAACTTATGAACTTGAGAAAAATGTAGTTTTACAACATGTTAGCCACTGGACGGAAATAATGGAGCATTTTCATGTAGATATTGATGAGGTGTTTTTTGATATTAAATCTGGTATGAAAATTGAGGTCTATAATAGAGATCAGTGCATAGAAGCACAGGATCTCTATTTAACCCCAACGGAAGAAGAGACAAGCCCTACTTCTTAGGTTTGACTCCACCAGAACCTGGCTTAATAGTGGTTAGTGAAGGTTTATCTAAAGAATCGTTCTTTTTAACAGGATTGAGTCCAGACGGTTTTTCTTTGGCTTTTCCTACAGGCCTTCTTTCTATCATAATTACACCTCCTTAAGTTTATTTTAAATAATTGAATAGAAATAAGCTATTACAATTGGTAAATTAAGCATCCTTTAAGGATGCTTTTTCTTCGCTCTAAAACAAACTGTAACGTTACAAAAATAAGAGATAAAAACAGCTGGTGAAAAAATCACTTCATCTAATGACCAGACAGCTGTTGCGCGTGTAACGTTAAAACTTAGCGTTACAGTCGTTACAAAAAGGAGGTGTAACGTTACATGGCGAGACAATCGAAAATAGAGAAATTCGGCTGCCAAGAGATCGTTCTAGCCGGTCTTCGTTCTGACCCTCCTAAGTCTACCAGGGAGATTGCAAAAGAGTGTTCCGAGTGGGCTGGTGAAAAGATATCACATACCGCTGTGGCTAGATACATTGATCAGATTCAAAATGAAGAGCAGCAGAAGAAAAAAGAAGTCATTACTCAGGATAAGCGCCGAGTATTAAAAACAGTCAATCAAGAACTGGACATTATCCAGCTCCAATACAAAATGACTGAGCGGCTGCTGAAACGTTTTGAACTGATAGATGACTTGCCCGATCACGTTCAAGACCGATTAGATGAATTGGTTGATAAGATGATGGAGGGCGGGGGTGATCCAGAATATCTTGATGTTTGGCGCGATGACTTTGAAAGAGAGTTAAAGCGCAAAGTATATGAAGTGACCACATTAAATAAAGAGCTGCGGGAAAATAGCAAATTTCTTGCAGATCTTCGAGAGAGGGCTTTTGAATTCAGTTTAGTTCAAGAGTATCTCTCTTTATTTATGGACATCTTTAAAGAAGCTTCACCAGATGGATATCGAATAGCTATTCAGAAGATAGCGGCAAATCCTCGAATGCAGAAGATCGTGGAGCAACAGATGCAATTGAGAGGTGACGGCTGATGTGTTATCGCAAATTCATACTCTAATACAAGCAGAGGCAGAAGCGGCCGCTCCAACAGAGGAGAGTCTATGGGAAGGTTTATCCTATGTCCGTCTTGCCGAAGAGCATAAGGTGCGGCTGGCTACTTTATCAGCTGCTGAAACGCAAGAGTTACTAAAAGTGTTAAATGACTTTGAAAGCTTCTGTAACAAATGCTTAAAGATCAAAACAAAGAGCGGCGAACTACTGCCCTTCACGTTAAATGAAGCGCAGAAAAAGTTTGCTGAGATCGTATTGAGCGGTATTCAATCAGGTAAGCCTGTACGTGTCATCATTCTTAAAGCGCGTCAGATGGGATTCTCCACAGTCACAGAAGCCATCATTTATTACCTATCTTCACTGCAAGAAGCGAAGAACGCATTCATTGTGGCCCAGGATTCAGCCGCTTCTGAAAACTTATATGATATGTTTCGTCTTTATTATGAGAACATTCCAGAGAGCATTAAACCGATGAGAAAGCGGAATAATGCGCGCCGCTTAACCTTTGAGAATCCTAGTGTGAAAGAGGCAGAACGACAAAAGAACCCAGGATTAAAATCGAAAATCACCGTGGCATCCGCTGAAAATAAAGTTCTGGCCCGTTCCGAAACCATTCATTATCTTCATGCTTCGGAGCTGGCTTTCTGGCCAGGAAGTAAGAAGAAAAAACATTTAACCGCTTTGTTTGCCGCTCTTTCCAAAGAGCCTGGAACAATTGGAGTGATCGAGAGTACAGCAAATGGTATGGAAGATTTCAAGCAAATGTGGGATGCGGCAGAAAAAGGCGAGAATGATTACACGCCGCTGTTCTTCCCCTGGTTTGCCATGCCTACCTACCGTATGCCTGTACCAGGTGATTTTGAATTGACACCAGAAGAAGCGGAGTTAAAAGAGCGGTTCAATCTTGATAATGAACAACTGCAATGGCGCCGCTTTACCATTCGAAATGACTGTAACGGTGATGTCCGGCAGTTTCGTCAGGAATATCCTTCTGTACCAGAAGAAGCATTTTTGCTGTCCGGTGAGGGGATTTTTGATAATGAGGACATCCAGAGAAAGCTAGAGCGAATTAAAGAAGCACCTAAGCATTATGATATTGATGTAGTGAAGAAGCGGGTTGCCGAAAAGAAAAACGGTAAGCTGCTTATTTTTCGTTTTCCGGAAGAGGGCAAGCGGTATGTCATTGGAGCAGATACCTCAAAAGGAACGTCTACAGGCGACTATCAAGCTGCTTATGTGATTGAATGGCGGACGGGTGAAATGTGTGCTGCTTTACATGGACATTGGGACACTGATCAATACGGAAAGCGTTTGGATGTTCTGGGACGCTATTACAACACCGCTTTACTTGCTGTAGAGGAAAACAATACCGGCCATTCAGTGATCAACACCTTAGAAAATACGTGTCAATATCCGCTCATGTACATCTATAACAAGCAAGATTATGGATGGAACACAAATAAAGCAACACGGCCAATTATGATGAGCGACTTCAAGGAAGCCATACGGGATGAGCTTTATGCCATTTATGATGTGGAACTGTTTAAAGAGTGCTTAACCCTTATTGATAATAACGGCAAAGAGGAAGCAGATACAGGCTGTCATGACGACCGGATTATGGCATATGCTATTGCTCTGCAGGTTCGTCAAGTGGCTGCAAGGTATTTTGAATGGTACGACGAGCAGCATGGAACAAATGAACGCGGACGACCTAGACGTAAAAGACCAAAGAGAGAAAGGAGGTAGGTTATGGCTAACAAAATGAAAGCACGTGTCATCAAAGCCGAGAACGCTTCTGCTACAACAAAACAGATTTATGATGATCCTTTTCAATCATCGTATGGAGACGATGTGATTGAGCCCCCATACAATTTAAAAGAGCTGAAACTGATTGGTGAGTATTCAACTATTCTGCAACAATGTGTGGAAGCGTACCGCGTAAATATTTTAGGTTTTGGCATGGTTCCGGACTATCGATTTGACTACAATGCACAAGATACTCCGGACGAACAGAAGAAAACGGCTGATGCTGAATGGACGAGACTGGAAGAGTTTTATCGCTATCTTAATTACGATGAAGAAGCAGAAACAATCCTGGGATATGCTTTAGAAGACCGCGAGAAGATGGGTAATGGCTACGTAGAAATATTAAGAGACGGTTTAAATCGACCGGCCGGCATGGAATATATAGACGGCCAATATGTCCGTGTTTGTAAGCGAACAGTGCCGGAAGAAGTAGAATACACAATTACAGAAAATGGACGACCCCAAAAAATAAAGAGGTGGCGGACGTTCCGTAAGTTTGTCCAGATGATTAACGGAAAAAAAGTGTACTTCAAAGAATATGGTGATCCACGCATCATGGATTCTCGTACTGGAAAGTTTGATGAGAGCACGCCGGAAAACTTACGAGCAACCGAAATCATTCACTTTAAAATCGGCAGCGGCACATACGGAATTCCACGCTGGGTAGGACACATTGTTCACCAATATGGTGCCCGGAAAGCAGAAGAGTTGAACTATCTGTATTTTAAACAAGGCAGACACACGCCAGCAGCTATTACTATCTCAAACGGTATGCTGACAGAGGATTCCTATACACAGCTCCAAGAATACATGAATGATATACAAGGAGTTGACAATGCTCATAAGTTTCTTGTGTTAGAAGCTGAGGGGATCACACAGAAGGGGGTAAAGCCGGGGGATGAGTCTACTACTCCAGTGAAAGTTGAAATCAAATCTTTGGCCGAAATCCTGCAGAAAGACGCTCTTTTCCTTGAGTATGATACAAAAAGCCGTGATAAGCTGCGCTCTGCTTTCCGTCTGCCGCCGATCTATACGGGAGAATCAAAGGATTATAACAAAGCGACCGCAGACACCGCTCGAAAAATCACAGAAGAGCAGGTCTTTGAACCGGAGCGGCAAGCCATTACAGGGAAGCTAAATACACTTTTTCTTCCAGATTTAGAGATTTATCATGTTAAAGCTGCGCTAAAAGGTCCAAACTTTGGTGATCCGATAGAAACAGCCAATGCATTAACACCATTTATTAACGCCGGAGCGGCTGTTCCTAACGATTTAAGGGACTTGCTAGGGCAAGTGTTAGGGAAAGAGCTTGAGGCGCTTCCTGACGAATATAACGTGCCATTCCCGGTGGTCTTAAACAGCTTGCAACAACAGAGCAATCCGCTCGCTTTGCTAACTAAATCAAAAGAGCCACTAGGTCAAAGTGAGTTGATCAATATTTTAAAAGACTTGCGTGATGTGTTGGAGGAAGTTAGGTCATGAGCAAGGTGGATAAGTTGTTGATAAGTTTAAATGAGTATATTGCTAAAGCCGAGGAAAATGATGAGAAACTCACTGATGTGGTACCTGACTTCCCCGGTTTAGAAAGTATACCCGGCTATGTTGAAGATTATGAGAAAAAGATAGCCAAGCTGTTAAGGAAGCAGCGGAAACACTTTCTAGACGGCGTTAAATCCTATGTGGGAAAGGATATCACATTACAGGCTTTGTTGATTTATCTGACAGCTAATCTATTTGCGGAGGATGAGTTTGCAGAGGAAATGGAGGAAGAGACATCCGCTTTTCTTCAGTTAACGGTAGCAGGATTAGCCGCTGAGTTAATGGATTCGATAGATAAAGACATACCTTTTGAAACGTTATCCAATCGGAGTGTCACTTGGATCGAAGAATGGTCCAAGGATTTGGGCGAATTGATGAAGCTGAATACTCATGAAGCGCTCGAACGAGAATTAAAGAAAGTCATTGAGGAAGGAGGGTCCATTCAAGATGCCGAACTTGCAATAAAAGATTTGCCACAGTTTAATCGTCAGCGTGCGCGAACCACAGCTATTACAGAAGTGCTGACCGCTTCTTCTGTTGCTCAAGTGGAATCCTATCGTCAAAGCCCAGCGGTTGAGAAGAAGCGGTGGAGGCACAGTGGGAGCAAAAAGAATAATCCTCGCAAGGAGCATAAAGATCTGGATGGAGAGGAAATTCCTGTTGATGAAAAGTTTGATGTAAATGGCTATGAAGCGGATTATCCAAGAGACCCCGCATTGCCAGCCAGTGAGCGGATAAATTGCCATTGTGTGCTTTCACCAGTTGTTAGCGAATCCATTCTTGGATTGAGCAAGGAAGAAAAAGAAGAGATACGGCGGCAGGTGTTGGAAGAAATGAACAGTTAATGATCGGAAAAGAGAGGAGCAATATGAAATGACAGAATTCAAAGCATGTCTTGTTGCTGAATCTAGAGATGTTTGGGAAGAACTTGAGAAAAACTTAGGTACTGGCTTTAAAAATATCGTGCATGTTGATTTTTATTTTTGGGTTGAAATACATAAAGCTCATATCAAGATATCTTTTCCTAAGAACGATGAAATAGTCACAGAAGAAAAGGAGTTAGTTTTTCCTGAATCAGATAATTTGGTTGAAAAATTATGTGAGAGGTTTAATATTCCTTTCTCAAGTATTTACCGCTTACGATTCGATCTTTCACCGAAGGAATTTCCAGTGTTCCATACGGAGTTTTATCCTTATGTGAAGGACAAATCAATGTTAAATACAAAAAATATTAGACGTCATTTAGCGACTATCGATTGAAGGGAGGTGAACGATAAATGCCAAGAGAATTAATCAATGCTAACATCACACACGTAAGCTATGTGGACAAAGGCGCTAATCAAAAGCAATTTTTCTTTACTAAATCTGATAAGCAGCCGGACTTTCAAAAAGAAGTGAAGCTTTTCATTAATAAAGAAGAAGAGGAGCAGCAACTTGTTTATGGCCTTGTGTATGAGCCGGATGTGGAAGATTCACATGGGGACTTCATGACCGCTGCTGAGATTGAAAAAGCCGCTCATGGATTTATGAAAGATGCTCGAAACATCGATAAGCAGCATGATTTTAATGCAGGAGTCGGTGAGGTAGTTGAATCCTATATTGCACCGGCGGACTTCACGATTGGAGAGCAAACAATTACAAAGGGTTCCTGGGTACTTGTAACAAAAGCCTCTGATGAAATTTGGGAAGAGATTAAAAAAGGAGCGATTACTGGTTATTCAATGGCGGGTACCGCTGAGACAATTGAAAAACAGAAGGAAAAGCCCGCTGTTATCTCGGATAAAGGAGAAGCCGGGCTTTTTAATATGCTTAAAAGCTTTTTCACAGGTGAGCCGATCCAAAAAGGTGAGGTCCGTGATAACTATGAACAAAATCAACAGCGGAGGAATCTTTGGGCCGCATGGGATGGCTTGGAGAGCGCCTATTATGGTGCCCTATGGGATAACCGTACACCTGAAGCCACTGATTTTCAGCGATTGACTGAAGCTACACAGGAGTTTCTTGAAATCATCCAGGAGATTCAAACTACAGGTGATATTGCAAAAGCTATGGAATCAAGACCAGAAGCTATACAAAAAGCCGGTAAGAAAATCTCGGCCGCTCGCATGGATAAAATTAATGCTGCTTTTGATGCTCTTAACGAGTTGAAAGCGGAAGTCGAAGAAGAGGAGGAAGAAGAAGTGAAAAAAGAAGATATCGCAAAAATGTTAGACGAAAAGCTATCTCCTATCACAAAACGATTGGATGCAATCGAAAAAGAGGAAGGTGCTGGCGCCGAACCGTCTGTTGAAGATGAATTATTAAAACAGTTTTCAGTCGTACTAGATGAAAAGCTGACGCCAATTACTGGCCGTTTAGAAGCAGTGGAGAAGGCACGTGGTATTTCTAAGCAGGCTGATTCTGATGCTGGGCAAGAGCCTATTCAAAAAGGCTCGCATTATTTACAAGGGATTCTATAAGAGGAGGGTTGTTCAATGGCAACTAATCAACAAATTATGAAAAATACGATCACTACAGGAAGCATCACATCCGGCCTGCTAAACCCGGAACAATCTCAAAAGTTTATCCAACAAACCTTTGAATCTACTGTCCTTGGAGGGCTTATTCGCAAGGAAATGCGACGTGCTAAGACGGGAGAGATTGATAAGATCGGCATTGATTCTCGTATTCTTCGAAAGAAAACAGAAAATACAGATGACGGCTACCGTCAGAAAGCAAATTTTGACAAAGTAGAATACGCTACGACTGCTGTTCGTCTCCCTTGGGAAATTACAGAAGAGTCCTTGCGTGAAAACATCGAAGGGCAAGGGTTTGAAGATACAGTCACAAAGCTTATGACTACGCAGCTTGGTATCGATCTCGAAGATTTATATATTAACGGGGACGAAGCGACTCTCGACACAGATCCGGATTATGACTTTTTGAAAATTAATGATGGTTGGCTTAAGCAATTAACAACAGGGTCGCATGTTGAGGATCGTTCTGCAAAAGAAGCTGGCGCCCTTTCTCTTAATGTATTTTATGATGCATTAGCTCAAATGCCGGACAAGTATAACAATGGCACATTACGTTGGTTGATGGCTCCATCCACAAAACAAAAGTGGGAGCATTATTTATTGAACGAAAACATTAAAAACGGCGGTGGGCTTTCTGAATCTATCTTAAATGCACCTGCCAGCATTCCAGCAGTAGCTGTTCCAAGAATGCCGAAAGATAAAATTGTGCTTATCAACCCTAAAAACTTGATCGTCGTTAACTCTTACGATGTGAAGATCCGTAAAACAGTTGAGGGGAAAGATGCGATCATGCAAGACAAGCGCTTTTATGTTGTTCATTTGGACTTTGATCCAATTATTGAAGAAAAAGACGCCGCTGTTCTTGTTACAGGCTTGGCATAAGGAGGGGGCTTTTTGTGGTTAAACTAAAACTGAAGAATGCTTTATCTTACAGTGGGGTTGTGAGTGCCGATGCTCGCAATCCTATTGTTGAGGTCAAAACAAAAAAAGAAGCAGAAGAGGCAGTTAAAACCGGTTATTTCGAAGTCGTTAATGAAGAAGAAACAAAAGAAACGGAGTGATAGCACATGCTCATTACTCCTGATGACGTTATAAGTTACTCGGTCTTTGATCAAGTCAAATCGAGAGAGAAAAGCCTTCTAGAAAAAGATATTTTAGAAGCAGAAATAGAGGTCAGAAAAATTGCTGGCCATGACTTTTCCGCTCCAGAATATACACCGCTGCCGGCAGAAGTGAAACTAGCTCTGCAGAAACTTGCCCAGTATTATGCGCTCGTTAATTCTGATGAGTCTTTGTCTAAAGGAATTAAAAGCGAAAAGATCGGAGACTATTCCTATACTGTCTTAGAAGGAAGTAGCACCGCTAAGCCAGATGTGTCTGATTTACTCTCAGCCTTTATCAAAAAGGGTGAACCAGCAGACCCAGGCACTGCCCGAATGAGGTTGAGGTCATTATGAGCTATCGCAGTCTTTTAACTCATCAATGCGATGTTTACCATTTAAACAAGGTAGAGAGTGGCGGATCATGGGGGATACCGGGTAGCGACTTGGAAGAAGAGTTTTCCTATGGTGATGTGCCAGATATTGCTGCTGTTCCTTGCTACTTTACAGAAAAGAATCAAACCGTGGTGCAAGGTGAACCAGATCCAAGAGTTATTCAATCCTTCCTTGTTCATTTCTTGCCGACCGCTGATGTCAGGATGAATGACAAAGTGATCTGGAACGGAATCGAATTTACATTGCAGATTCCAAAGAAGATTAAGAATCATCATATCGAAGTCACAGCTATTCGGAGTGAAAACCTATGAGTCTGAAAATACGCGGCTTAAAACAGTTTATGAAACAGGTAGAAAAAGCGGCTGATGGAGAATTGAAGAGAGAGTTTGGTTTATGGCTTGAAGGTATGGGTATGGACTTTCTTGCCTTGATTCAAGATGAAATTATCCGAACAGAAGCTGTGGATACAAGAAGGCTGTTAAACTCTTTTAGTCGAGGTGATTCCGAAAGTGTGTGGTCCATTAATGCAGGTGGACTAACCTTGGAAGTAGGAACGAATTTGACTTATGCTAGCTATGCAAATGATGGCCACTTTCAAAAGAAACGCTTTGTGCCGGGATATTGGAGAGGTGACCGCTTTGTATATGAACCAGGTGCCAGCACTGGCATGATGCTGAGGGAAAAGTGGATAGAAGGTTCTAACTACTGGGATAATGCGCTTGCTATTTTTGAAAGGATTTTTCAGAGGAGTTTGGAACGGCGCATGCAACAGTGGCTAGATACTAACTTCTAGGCGGTGATTGGTTGAATCCGGAAGTTGCATCAATCATGAGTTATTTTTATAAGTTGTTTCCCTGTAAGCTCTATACAAAGGAAGTACCAGAAAGCTTTGAAATTCCAAGTATGTATTTCCCTCCTCCTTTCACTTTTAACAGCAATGATACGCTCGCTACGTTTGCTAAAACTTATAATTTATCAGTGAAACTCTTTCATAAGGATTCACAACAGGCGAATTTTGAAGCAGAGCGTATCTCTGACATCGTTAATAGTAAAAAAGGACTTATACCATTGGTTGATAAGACGGGCGCTGTAACAGGCGAATACGTGCGAATAAGCCGCGTCGAAAACAGAATAGCAGATAGCGGAGTAGCGATTATCCAAGTTACATGGGATAGTCGTTATTTTTATGAGAAAGAGGACCATATTCCACTTGAGAATATCGAAATGGATAGCGGGGTGAAAGAATGACAAACAAAAACGAACAAGCTGCAGCTAAAACAAATGCTGAGGAATCTAAATTCTATTTACATGAATTACGTGAGCACTCTCGGACGCTTTTTGGTGCAAAGCCAGAAGTATTTGACGGTGCTGTTTTTGGTATGAAAGACATTCAAGCAACGAAAACAGAAGTAAAGAAGCGCATTGACGCTTTCTTAAAGAAGGAGGTTAAACAATGAATGGTGGAACATTTACTCCCGGGGAAGAAAAGCAACGAGCCGGTATTTATTTCCGTTTCACATCCGCTGCTAACGATCGGTTAGCCGTTGGTGAACGTGGAATAGTAGCACTTCCTTTAGTGCTTAATTGGGGAGCGCCAAAGCAATTTATTGAGGTTACCAAAACGGAAGATGTGGAGAAGAAGCTAGGATTAGATATTAACGATCCATCTCTTTTGCTGTTACGTGAAGCGAAGAAGAAAGCTAAAACAGTGTTAGCTTATCGAGTGAATGAAGGTACGAAAGCAACCAAGGAAGTAGCAACAGGAGTCACAGCAACCGCTGTTTATGGTGGCACAAAAGGGAACGACATAACAATCAAGGTTGCCCCTAACATTGTAGACGAGACCAAAAAAGACGTTACTACTTTCATGGGAACAAAAGCGGTTGATAAGCAAACTGTAGCTAAAGGAAGTGAATTGAAAGCTAATGCTTGGGTCACATTCCAAGGCGCAGGTGAATTGATTGACTCCGCGGGAATTAAGTTAGTTGGTGGTGCGGATGGTACACCAACCAACCTCGATTACACAGACTTCTTTTCTGCTGCTGAAACAGAGTATTTTGACGTCATTGCCCTTCCGGTGGATGATGAGCAGCTGAAAACAGCATTCGTCTCATTTGTTAAGCGAATGCGTGAGCAAAAAGGTGTGAAAATTCGCGGGGTTCTGGCTAATTATGCGGGTGATTATGAAGGGATTGACAATGTAACTGTGGGAGCAGTACTTCCAGAGAAGACATTAACACCAGCTGAAACAGTTGCTTGGGTGGCAGGTGCTGCTGCAGGAGCCACAATTTATCAATCATTAACATTCGTTGAATATGAAGGAGCAATCGATGTTACCCCACGGCTTGATAATGATGAGATTATTGAACGGTTGGCTAAAGGTGAATTCATGCTAACGTTTGATGCTCGGGATAAGACAGTAACAGTCGAAAAAGACATTAACTCTTTTGTTTCCTTTACCAAAGAAAAAGACAAGAAGTTCCAAAAGAATAAGATCGTTCGTATTCTTGACGCAATCAATAACGATCTTACTCGCGAAATCAAACGGGAGATTAAGATTCGTAAAGAGAAGGGGCAGGACATCCCTGTCAATGGTGATGGTGTACAGATCATCAGCACTTTAGTAACTATTTACATGAATGCTCTGCAAGAAGGAGGAGCCATCACAAACTTTAATTCGCAAAATGATATTCAGATTGCGATTAATGCTGATGGCGATGGTTTCTATATCAATACTGGCGCGCAACCTGTTGATAGTGCAGAAAAGTTTTATTTTGGAATGGAGGTGCGTTAATTTATGGCATATCGTTCAGGTAATACGATTTCAGGTAAAGAAGGCCGTTTGTTCTTAGATGGTGAAGAAATGGCTTATGTTAAGTCATTTGAAGCTACACTTGAAAAGAATAAAACAGAGGTGCCAATACTTGGGCGTCGGGTGACAGGTCATAAAACCACAGGTGCAAGTGGTACAGGTACGCTAACAGTTTATAAGGCGACTTCAAGATTTGTGCGTATCATGATGAATTACGTAAAAAACGGCGAGGACCCCTACTTTACATTCCAAGAGGTATTGAATGATAAGTCATCGGGCAGAGGAACGGAACGTGTTACTTTGTATGATGTAAATTTTGACAGCGCAAAAGTAGCGGGATTAAATGCTGAAGGAGAAGTTTTAGAGGAAGAGCTACCATTCACATTCGAAGACATTGATATGACAGAGGAATTACGAGAGGACTTTTAATAGTCCTCTTTTCAGTTTGAATAAATAACAAAACTAATTTAATTGGAGGAATATAAAAAATGACAAAACGTGATATGAATTTCTTTATGGCAGGTAAAGCACAGGCAGTAACAGAGGAGGAAGTGTTTGTTACGAAACGTTATAAAGATGCTGAGGGGAAAGTGATTCCATTTGTGATGAAACCTATCACAACTGAGCGGATTGAGGAACTTGAGAAAGAATGTATTGAGCCAGTAAAAGAGAATGGCAAAAAAGTAGGAGAGCAGCTCAATCGTGCCCGCTGGATTGCTCGTATGGGAATTGAGTCAACGGTTTATCCGGATTTTAAAGACAAAGAACTCCTTAAATCTTATGGTGTAATTGATCCGGTAGATGCCGTAAAAAAGGTATTATCAGTGGGTGGAGAGTTTGCAGAATGGATGAATGCCACACAGCGTATTAACGGATATGATCAGGATTTTGAGGAATTAGTCGACGACGCAAAAAACTAATTGAGGATGGAGATCGTGATGCGGTCTACATCCATTTTTTGATTCATCAGAGGAATTATAAACCTCGTGATTTGCAAGATTTGTGGGAAATGCCGAAGGAAAGAAAAGCATTTCTCTATGCATCACTTGAAAAATACTTGAAAGATCACAAACCTAAGCCTTCAAAATAGAATTGTGGATTTATTCCCCTTTTTGCTAAAATCAAACAAAAAGGAGGAAGATTTATGGGGAAGAGAAAGTTCTATTTAACGGCCGTTACTGTTTTGTTTTTAGTAATGTTGGCTGGATGTGGTAATAAGGATGAAGTAAAAGAGGTAAAAGATAACACGGAAATGAATACTGTAGTTGAAGGAGAAAATGGGGTATTTACGCAAGATGTATTTGTTGCTGAAGATAAAAATGTTTATGATGAGATGATGAAATATATAAACGCGGATAATCAAGAAGCATTTAACCAATTGTATAATGAGGGCAATGTTCTTTCCTTTGAAGAAGGAACAGAAGTGACAATGCTTGAGTTGGGGGTAGCGACTTCGCTAGTTAAAGTTGCAGAGACAGGTCAAAAAGTGTATGTCCCTGCTGCATTTGTAAAAACCAAAATAGATTAAGAGACTCCTTTATTTAAGGGGTCTTTTTTTGTTGGGAGGTGGTTAGTCTGGCCAGGTTAACCGCTGTTTTTGAAATGAAGGACAATATTTCAAGAAGGTTAAGGGGGCTGCACAGTAGCTTAGAAGATATTGAATCAATCACTGGAGCTACGAGTACGGCCATTCGTAGGCTTGATAGAGCCAGGGCGAATCCTCGCCTTGAGGTAATCGACACAGCAACGGGTACTATCCGGGGTGTTGAAAGAAGGATTTCAACTTTGGGTAGAACCACTGTTTCTCCAACTCTTGAGTCAATTGATCGTTTGACCGGTACATTAGATCAAATAGATCGTCGCCTAAACAATGTTGATAGCGCACGGGCCACAGCGGAAATTACAGCTGTGGATAGATTAAGTAGTGTTTTAGAACAGATTGAACGAAGATTAGACAGCGTAGACAGCGAACGAGCGACAGCGGAGATTACGGCAAACGATCAGGCCTCTTCGGTTATAGAAAATATACAGGGGCGTTTAGATCAATTAAAAGGAACAGTCGTAACCATTGGAGCGGCAGGTGGGGTAACTGGTGCAGGGATTGTCGGTGCTGGTTCTTCAGCCATGTCACAGAATGCCAGAACAAGTGCTGTAACTGGTATAAGTAGAACAGAAGTAAAGAAACTGATCAATGACATTTACTTCAAAGGCATGGTCGGAAATTCGAGAGAGGAAGTATCCTTGTCAATCCGAAATATGGCCCAGCAGGCTGGATTGAGAGGAGACCAGTTAAAAACAGCTTCCGAAATTTCTAATAAGATTGCTATGATTCATGAAAAAGACGTTCCAGAGGTGGACCGGTCATTATCCAGCATGATGAAGAACTTTAAAGTTGATTCTAAAAGGGCAGGGGATAACCTAGTTTATGTTTTTAAACATGCAGGGGATCAATATGATGATCTTTTGGATACTTTTAACGAATACAGCTCTACGTTTAAAGACATGAAATTAGTACCTGAACAAGTCGCTGCTGCGTTTGTAGCCGGCACAAAAAGCGGAGCCCGAAACTTTGATGACATGGCGGATGCTGTACGTGAGTTTAATATTAGGCGGCTAGAAGCAACTGACGACCAGGTAGCTGCCTTCAGTAAAGCATTAGGTGCTGCAGAGACGAAGAAAATGTTTAAAGGGTTTAAAGAAGGGGCCTACACCGGTCAAGAGGCCTTATATAAATTGGCTCATGGTCTTTCCAAAATTAAAGATGAAAGCAAGCGTGCTGAGATGGCTACAATTCTAATAGGCACCAAGTATGAGGATATGAAGCAGCCGATCTTAGATATGGCTGCCGCTATCGACGAGCCAGTTAAAGCAACAGGTGAACTTAATAAACAATTCACCGATATGAGAAACAACAATCCTATGACACCGATTAATGATGCAGGACGTAAATTACAAGGAATATTATCAGAGATTGGTACTGGAATTATTACTAATGTGGCTCCTGCTTTCGAAAAGTTGAATACGTGGATGAATTCAAAAGAGGGTCAAGAAGATATATCTAATATGACAAAATCAATTAGCGATTTTGCAAAAATGATTGGAAATGTCCTTGTGCCAGCAATTCAATTCGGTATTGAACATTTTAAAATAATAGGCCCTATAATTGGATTCACCGCTGTATCTATAACGGGTCTAGGTGTAGCTGCTGCAACAGTGCTTCCAGCCATTAAGATCTTTCAAACAGCTAAAGGACTCTTAACACGTGCTCCTAGAAATAACGGCCTAGATAATATAACTGATAGTATGGACCGCATGGACCGTCGTTCAAGAAGAGGGGCCCGGGGTGTTAGAAGCCTAACAGATAAATTAAAAGACTTATTCAAAATACGTCCACCTGCTGATAATTCAATCTTTGGTGATGATGGCCGTGATACAAGGAGTAGAAGGCGAAGAAGCACACGATCAGGACGACGTGCAGGAAGAGGGGGCCTAAGAGGGGCTGGAAAAGGCGTTGGAGTTCTTGGCACACTCGCAGCCTTTATGGCAGTAGATCAAGTAGGAACGGGTATTGGAGATTGGCTATTCGGCCATAAAGCTGGACAGGAAAAGTTCAATGGTTTGCTCAGCAACCCTTTTAAAGATGCTGGAACTTATGCAGAAGATCGACAAGGCGCCCTTTCAAAACTCTTTTTCGGAGACAAAGAGAATACAGGAAACAAACCGGCTGCACAGCCAACAGCAAGTAATGATGGTAAAGCTCAAGGACAAGCTTTTGGTAAAAACTTTATGGCCGGCCTAAACTCAGCACCAATAAATGTTACGAGCTGGTTGAATGAAAAAGTTTATAAGCCTGTAGGAAGTGCTGCCACTAATTCAAAGAATTTAGGCTACGCTTTTTCTGCCGGTTTTGTACAAGGGCTAAATAGTGCTCCAGTAAGTGTTTACTCTTGGATTAATGAAAAGATTTATAAGCCATTCGGCAGCACAGCTACAAATTCAAAACACTTGGGTTACGCATTTAGTTACGGCTTTGTCACAGGTCTTGGCAGCGCTCCGGTAGATGTTTATTCTTGGATCAATCAAAACATCTATATTCCTGTAGGCAGTGCGGTCAAGAGCGCCCAGCATTTCGGTTATGCATTTAGCTATGGGTTTGTGTCTGGAATGAAGAACAGCCCGTTAACCGTAAGTTCGTGGGTAACAACGAATATTTATCAGCCTCTTAATCGAGCTGCTTTAGGAGCCAAATTGTATGGGTCAGCGTTGGTATATAACTTCAAAAATGGCATTAAGGCTGTTCCAGTGGGGATGTCTACATGGCTGAATAATCATGTAGGACAACCATTCCTGAAGTATATTCCAAGCGGTAAAGGGTTTGGTCAAGGTTTAGCCGGTTACTTTATTGCTGGAATGAAAAGCAAAAAAGCAGATGTATCTGCTGAGGCAAAAGCGCTTGCCAAGGCAGTGGAATCAGCGTTCAGAAAAGAGTTAGGAATCCACTCTCCTTCTCGTGTAATGGCTGATCTCGGTTATTGGTCAGCAATGGGGGTTGTAAAAGGGTTTAGTAGTGTTGATGTATCAAACATTGCAAAAAATAAAGCCAATGAACTCATGGGTTCATTCGGAAACTTTAGCGGTGGTGGTGCAGCAATGGCTCAATCGGCCATCATGCAAGCCTTGCAGATCACAGGCATGCCTATGTCCTGGTTAAATCCTTTAATGTGGGTAGCGCAGAAAGAATCTGGTTTTAACCCGAATGCAATTAACAATTGGGATATTAATGCTAAGCGGGGAGATCCGTCTGTTGGTCTTTTCCAAATCATCGGAGAAACCTTCAAAAGATGGGCCTTGCCTGGTTTTAATGACCGACGGAATCCTCTTCATTCAGCTATTGCTGCTATTCGTTATATTAATGGCCGATATGGAGGTATCCAAAATCATCCGGGTGTAAAATCCCGAGCCCGCGGCGGTGGATATAAACCATATGCAAAAGGTGGCATCATTACCCATGACCATATTGCTCGTGTTGGTGAAGGTGGTAAAAGAGAAGTGATCATTCCTCTTGAACAGCATCGCAATCGAGCGCTTGGGTTGTTAGAGTATGCACAAAAGGCACTGGGTGTATCTTCTCAGCCAGCCCCGGTTGTTCTGCCAGAAGAACAAACACAAGCGGTTAGAAATGTTATGAGTCGTCCCGCGCAAATGATAAAACAAGGGGTTCGGGATGTGATTGTTCAAATTATGGGAGAGAGCCATTATCATAATGAAATGGACGCTGAAAAGGTTGGAAGGATCGCTGTTAAGGCGGTAGAAGAACACTTAGAAGAAGAATACTTTGCTGGAGGGGAGATGGCGGTATATGACTAAAAGTGTATATGAAATTTGGCTGTCTTGGCAGAATGGAAAAGAAAAGTTCCAGCTGCCTGTCCTCCCTTCTTCAATTGAGATCAACAGCCCTTCAAAAAATGAAAGCATAGACCTTGCCGGTTTCGGCGAGATAACAATATTACAAGATCCAGCGGCGAAAACATTTCAGTTTTCGTCTTTTTTTCCGGCGAAATGGAGCCCGCTTTGCGAAGTGCGGCCAACGAAGTTATCGATGCCTTGGAATTATATCAAACGCTTGGAGGCTTGGAGAGAAAGCAAACTCCCTATTCGTTTTATTGTAACAGGCACTCCTATTAATTTTGCGGTGTCTATTGATGACCTTTCTTATAAAGAAGGAGAGAAGGATATCGGTGATCTTGATTACACAATTGCGCTGAAAGAGTATACCTTTGTCACTTCTCGAAAGATCAATACCAAAAAGAAAACGAATGCGAACGGTGGCAACAAGAAGAGGCCGGATACGAAACCGACTCCCAAAAGTTATAAGGTGAGGAAGGGAGATACTCTCACTGGGATTGCTAAAACAATTTATAAAAATAGTGCAGAGTGGAAAACCATTTGGGAAGCGAATAAACAAATGCTGATTAAGCGGGATAAACGAAATGTCAAGCACCCAGGGCGTTATATTTACCCGGGACAAGTGTTGACTATTCCTCAAAAACCTCAAAAAACAACAGGTACAGGAGTGACAGCCGTAAACCTTAGGAAAGTCCAAACGGGCACTGTATCTGTCGCTCCTCGTAAGTGAGGGAGACACATGATTGAATTATTTTTAGTGAAGCCTGACTATATGATGGCCATCCCTGTTTCAACAGTCACGTGGTCCGGCCAGAGATACCAAGCAGCACGCAAAATCGAAGCAAATATCTTGTACAGCGATACAGGCTTGCATTTTTACCAGCAGGTGATTGAGGGAGATACGCTTCTTTTTAAGTGGAAAGGGAATGAATTATTTCGTGGTACTGTGTTTAACCGGTCCCGTAATAAGAACGGCCAGCTTACCTTAATAGCGTATGACATGCTTCAGTATTTCTTAATTAACAAGGACATCTATAACTTTTCAGGAAAGCGCCTGGATGAAATCCTTGTGAAGATGTGCAAAGACTCCGAAGTCCCACATGGTTCTTTTGTCAACACAAAGGAGAAGGTGGGGAAAGTGATTGATCAAGAGACCCCGCTTTATGACATTGCACTTAGGGCCATGATCGATACTCACAAAGTTTCAAAACGTAAATTCCACATTTACTCTCGTCTGGGGAAAATTCATCTTACAGAGTTGAAAAAGCAGGACATCCAATGGGTACTTGAAGTTGGCAATAATATTATTGACTACACCTATGATACTTCTATCGAGGAAACAGCCACTCGTGTCAAACTGGCGTCTGGTGAAGGAGATAAAACTGTCACGGCCATCGTTACTGACAGTGAAGGCAAAAAGCAGTTCGGGGTCATCCAACACTTTGAAAAAGTTTCCGAAAGCTTAAACAAGTCTGCTTTAACCAAAAAAGGAAAAGAGATTCTTAATAAGAAAAAGGGAGTCAAAAAGAAGCTGGATGTGGAGGCGTTAGGAATTGAGTCTGCGACAAGCGGGAACGCCATCTACGCCATTATTGATGATATTCGTTTAAAGAGAACGATGTATATTGACACAGACATTCATACGTTTGTTGGGAATAAGCATACGATGAATCTTCATTTAATTGAAACCAATGATTTTCCCGAAATGGAAGAGTTAACTTCTTCAGCTCCTTCAGGTTCAAGTACAGACACAGGCACAGTAGGAGGATCTCCAAAAGCTCAAGAGGTTGTTACCCTTGCTAAAAGCTATATCGGTCGCCTCAAATATGATTATGGAGGAAAGAATATTGCCCGAGGAAGCGGTGACTGTTCTGGGTTTACGAAGTTTATTTATAAAAAGGTTGGAATAGACATTGGTGACGGTACGGCTACACAAATTAAAAAAGGCAGAAAAATAGAGCCATCTGCAGCACAAGCTGGAGACTTAGTATTTTTCAAAGGTACGATAAAAGAACGTGGTCCAAATGCAGTTAGTCATGTTGGTATTGTAACGAAGCCGGGATATTGTGTGAGTCTAGGAAACAGCGGATGTAAAGAGCATGGATATTTACGAAGCAATCATTCCTATTGGGGGCCTAAGTTTATGCAAATTAATCGGGTGCTTTAAAGGAGGGAGCAAGCAAGAAAATGGCGTTAGGGAACACTATTAAGAAGATAGCTAATGATGCTAATAAAGCAGAGAGCCCTGTCAGGATTTTAGATGCGGATGTTATTTCCGATTCTCCTTTAAGTATCCGGCTAATGAAAAATAATAAGCTGGTTTTTTCTGAAGAGTTTTTTATCATTCCAGAATCTCTTACTGACCACACTGTACAAGTACAAACGCCCCGAGGAACAGAAACCCATACAATATTAAATGCTTTAAAAGCGGGTGACGAGCTCACTGTTGCTTCAATTCAAGGTGGTGGGTCTTATTATATTTTGGGCCGTAAAGGAAAATAAAGGTGTGGTGACGTATGGCATTATCTCCTGAAATAAATATTGAACAGACAGAAGAAATTAGTATTAATGAGCTTCTGGAATTAAAGACTTATCGTTTTGATTTTGAAAATAAAAGGCTGACTAGTGAGCTGATTAGCGGATTAGAAGCGATCAAGCAATCTATCCTGTTTGCGCTGTATATTCCGCGCTATGCTCATCCCATTTATTCGGCAGATACAGGGAATGAGCTTGCAGAAATGCTAGCTGACAATGAGACAACGGTTGCTTTCAAAATTATGGAGATTGAGCGCCTTGTTACAGAGGCGCTTATTTATGACCCTCGAATTGAACAAGTCTATGATTTTGTTATTGAACATATTGACGACGCTTTTCATGTGAATTTTAAAGTAGATACAGCCCTCGGAGAAATAGAGATAAAGGAGGTGTTATCCGCCTGATGTTTGAACAATACACTTCTGAGTACCTTTTGCAAGAAATGATCAATGACACAAAGCCGGAATTTGATGTAAGTGAGACATCTCCCCTTTATGCGTCTTATGCTGCTAGTGCCAATCAAGTAGCGAAGGCTTATCGGTATTTGGAAAGAGTGCTAGAGTTGGTTTTTGCCTCAACGAGCGAAGGTGACTATCTAGAAAAAAGAACTTCTGAAATGGATGTTTTCTATAGAGATGCAGTGGCAGCTATTCGCAGAGGAGAGTTCAATATTTCGGTTCCCGTGGGGAGCCGCTTTTTTGTGGAAGATGTTTATTTTATAGTGTCGGAGAATGAAAACGGCATCCAATTGTTATGCGAGCAAGAAGGAGAAATAGGAAATACGTTTCCTGTTGGAACAGAATTACTTCCTGTTGAAACAATTGAGGGGCTAGAAACTGCTTTGCTTGGAGAAAACATTATTCCAGGGAGAGAGAAAGAGGAAGAGGCATCCTTGTTTGTCCGGTATCAAGATAAGGTGGCTGAGCCGGCGACAAGCGGAAATATCGGCCATTACAAAGAATGGGTCCGAGAGTTTGAGGGAGTAGGCGCTGTCAGAGTCTTTCCGAATTGGGATGGTCCAGACACAGTTAAAGTAGTTATTGTTGATTCCACCTTTATGCCAGCTGCTCCAGAATTGGTTCAAAGTATTCAAATGGTATTAGATCCTGATCCTGGCCAGGGAGAGGGATTGGCTCCTATTGGCGCTTTTGTAACTGTGGAAAGTGCTCCGGCATACACCGTAAACGTTTCAGCAACAGTAGAAATTAACTCTTCTACAACAATAGAAGAGGTGAAAGTGAAATTTGAACGCTTGCTAGCAGAGCACTTGAAAACTATTTCTTTCAAAGAGGATGTTGATCCAATTGTGCGTGAGCGGGTAGTTGGTTCACTGTTGTTTGGAATCCCTGGGGTTATTGATTATTCCAATCTATTAATTAACGGCCAAGAGGCTAATATTATTCTGTCTGCAAGTGAAGTGCCGGTTGTGGGACAGGTGACACTAAGTGTCTAGCCAAGAGGAAATGCTTACAGATTTACCGGCTATTCTTAGTGAATCTCCGGAATATCAGGAAATGGCCAGAGTGCAGGGGAAAATCTTTGATCGCTTGGAAGGTCACATCGATGAAGTGCTCGATAACACATTTATTGATGATGCTACATGGGGCCTTACGATTATGGAGAAGGAGTTTAAGATTCCCACAGAAATCAATAAGCCGCTTGATCAGCGTCGCTCTGCATTAAAAGCAAAAAAGCGCGGTATAGGCAGAGTGAGTGCTGGTTTGATAAAAAGTGTAGCTGAGTCTTTTCAAAATGGATCAGCTGAAGTAAAGGCTATAAAAGGAAAATCGAGAATACTTGTTAAATTTAATGATGCTCAAGGTTTTCCGCCCAATTTGACAGACGTACAGAGGTCTATTCGAGAAATATTGCCTGCACACCTAGCGTATGTGCTAGGCTTGTTAATTCACCTTCCTATGGGTCCAGTGATGACCACAGGACAAAAGTTAAAACTAGGGGATTCTGTCACTTACGACCAAGAGCAAACCAACAGTATAAGAATGAAGGTGCGTGCTTCCTATCTTGTGCCTAGCAAATATTCAGTGGATCCCGTTGACGGGTTATTTTTGGATGGCTCTTTTCATTTGAACGGCCAAAACGTGCTCGATGGAATGGCACCTGGCGGAAAGCATTACTATCTTAATCAGTCTGAGAGCTTAACAATCAAGACATATAAAGACGGTAATTTGATTGAAACAGTCACAGTATAAAGGAGGCTTTTCTTATGGCAAGCATAAAAACGAATAAAGGCCGCGAGAAGTTGGCTAAAGCGCATAATGGGACGGCCTCACTCCCCGCTGTAGTAGGTATGGTATTTGGTACAGGGGGAGTAGACAGCAACGGGAAGCCACGTGATCTAAAAGGATCAGAAACAGCTCTTTTCTCAAAAGCAATTGAAAAGACCGGCGCACAGGTGACAAAAACATTTCCTACGCCGTACACCGCTCGCTATACTTGCACGCTGGACGCTGACATTGACCAATTGATCGGGAAGGATATCAATGAAGCCGGCTTGGTGGATGCGGAAGGTGATTTGATTGCGATGAAAACTTTTACGAATAAAGGGATGGAAACACGCATGACCATTGAGTTTGATTATGATGCAGAGTTTTAAGGAGGGGATAAGTGATGTATATTGATCTGACAAAGTTACAGCCTCTAACCGGTAGCAGACAGGAGGAAATTAGAAAGACAATTGATGGATTCACCACATCCACCCCGAACCATGCGGATTACTTTAATCATGCGCTCCAGCAACTCATTGATAATGATGCCACGCTTGAAGGAGATACATTACAGGCGATTAAAGACACACGCAGGAACATCATTGATCTGGCGCTGGAAGTCGAACTGCTCAAAGGCGCTACGCTTAACGGCATGACATCAAACTTATTCATAGAAAACTTTTCGGGTGTCGATGACCTACAGCTCACAGCTGGAGTTCATGACGAGCAAAATACAATGCTGGTTATTCGGTAAAGAAGGGGTGAGAAAATGCCAACAATTACGTTAGATAGTTATAATACAGCTATTCAAGATACTTATGTCCTTTCAAGCCAGCCAACAGCTCCTAAGGGAAATGAAATAGTTGTAGAAGCTACTACTTCGGAAGACGAAATATATATAAAATTTGACTTTGGTTTAATCCCGAACGATGTTGTAATAACTTCAGCCACCTTAAACTTGACGTCATATAATAATTATGGCGATGTAGACGTTAATTTACATGACGTTTTAAGCCCGTGGGAAGAGGCTACTGTCACATGGAATACAAAACCTGCAAAGGAATTTGTATCAACACACTCACTTAAATCGTTATTAGACGGTACAAAGGTAAGCATACCGGTAACATCATTAGTCCAACGAATGGTTAAAGCAGGAGAAGCTAAACACGGTTTTTGTTTAACGGGAACGGGAAATAAAAGAATCGGGTTTTACAGTAGTGAAACATCTACATCTGATAGACGTCCGAAATTAGAAGTTACCTATTCAATACCCGAAACAGGTAAAAGACAGGTTGAGCAAATAGGTTCTACAATATACGGAACAGCCGCTGTTGACCCTAACGTTGTTAACATTCCAGCAGGCATACAGGCAGGTGATACGCTGGTCGCGTCCTTTTCGGCAGTTCCCGGTGCAACTATAATCACGCCGGAAGGGTGGCAGTTACTGCATGAAGAGGTACTGGCAGGGAACACAAAGCTGCTAACATATACAAAAATAGCTGATGGGACAGAGCGATCAGTTTCATTCAAACGAACAACGTCCGGGACTTTCGATGCGTCCGCTATTATTAATGCTTACAGAAATGTCAAAAGAATAACTAAAATTGGTACAAAGCAGATAGCCAACGCTTCGGGGCGTTGGGAGATGGCTCTATCTAATATCCCTGCAAATTCGCTCGTCGCAATTTCTGCTTCTACAGGAAACATTTATAATATGAGGCAATGGGCACCAGGGTTCAGCGGGCAAAAAACCTCGAACACTAATCAATCAACAAACATCATATCTACTTACAATCATGAAAAAACGGCGTACTCTACAGCAGAGGCGTATATAGATTTTTCGTATAATTGCTACGGTGTTATGCAAGCTATCGCAATAGAACCGGTAGCTAATACTGCACCAAACACACCGCCAACGAACAACCCGAAAGGCACAGCAGATACGCCAGCTATCCTGGCAACGTCAACGCCGAAACTCGACTGGAGTTTTTCTGACAGCGATCCAGGCGACGTGCAATCTAAGTATCAAGTGCGCATTAAAAAAGCGTCTGACAATTCGATTGTACATGACACAGGCGTTGTGACAAGCGCCGTAACGGATTACGACGTACCGGCTGGAGTCGTTCAGAAAAACACGCTGTATTTTTGGGAAGTGCAAGTTTATGACCAAGCTGGAGTAGCTAGTTCATGGAGCAGTCCAGAATACTTTAAATTGACAGACCAGGCAGCGCCAGGCGATGTATTCACTTTCAACTACACAGGCGCGCCGCAGCAGTTCACGGTTCCCGGAAACGCTACTAAAATTAAAGTCGAATTATGGGGAGCGCAGGGCGGCGATGCCCCCGCTGGTACCTATATGGGAGCAAAAGCCTCCGGGGATTTAGTAGTTACGCCTGGCGAAGTTTTGAGGGTGTACGTAGGCGGCAAACCGACGGCTAATTATATCGGCGGCTGGAATGGTGGAGGAAAAGGTGCGGTCGATAAGCCTTATGGCGGTGGCGGCGCTACTGATATAAGGCGCGGCGGTTCGGCGCTAGAAAACAGGTTGGCTGTAGCTGGCGGCGGCGCGGGTGCTAGTCCCTACAACAGATCAGACATGTTTGGTCACGGTGGCGCGCCTAACGGTGTAGAGGGCGCTGGTTATAATAACGGGTCTATCTCGTTTGCGGGAGGAAAAGGTGCCACATTAACAGCCGGCGGCGCAGGCGGCTTGGTTTCTGGATCATCGTCAGATATGCCGTCAATCGCGAACCACGGAAAAGAAGGTACGCTTGGACAAGGCGGAGATTCTGGCGCCCCTACGTCTGGCGGTTATTACGGAACGGGAGGTGGTGGTGGCTACTACGGCGGAGGCGGTGGTGCAGATAGTAACAACTATGGTGGCGCAGGCGGCGGTGGTGGTTCATCTTATGTAGGCGGGTTGTTGAACGGTACAATGACATCAAAAGCCCGAAACGGCAACGGTTTAGCTGTCATTACAGTACTGGAAACATCTAGCCCGCCAACCGTAACGAGCAGAGCGCCGGGCAGCACCGACCAAACAAACCCAGCTGGAAGCAGCGCAGCTCCCCTGTTCTCATGGGATTATTCTGGAGCCTTTACGCAAGCGAAATATCAAATCAAGATTTTTAATGCGCAGGGAACGCTTGCTCATGACACAGGGCTGATAGAATCGTCCGCGAAGCAGCACCAAATGGCGGAAGGCGTTCTTACAGCTGGAGAGGTCTATGGCTGGGAGTTGACGGTCACAGATAGCAAAAACGTATCTTATCCTACAGGACGGCTGTACATCATCACGAATCGACCGCCTGGCGGATTGACGCCTGTCAGCCCGGAAGATCGCATACGGACAACCCTGTTGCCGGTATTCGAAGCGACCATCGGTGACGACGTAGAAAACGACCCGCAGCATTTTATTATCCAGATTGCAGAAAACAGCGACTTTACAGCAGGGCTGATCGAGCGCAAGACGTCTACGGACGTCACGGGCTGGGAAGTCAAGGAGTCTGACGGGGGATATGTGACATTTCCAGCAGAAGGTGCCGATGCCTCTTTTGAATTTGGAAGTGTGAAATATTCTCTACAAACACCGCTAACTGAAGGGAAAACCTATTACTGGCGTATAGCGGGGATGGATGCAGTAACAGGTGCGCGTGGCAATTGGTCGGAAGTGCGTCGTATCCGTGCTGGAAACAAGATTGATTTTAGTCTTAGGTCTCCGGTAAAAACATCCGCAGCCATTCAGCGGTTATTGATTCGAGCACAATACACCCTAGCAACAGATGGAGAAAACCCAGCAAAGGTACGTTTTGAAGCATGCAATAATGCTTTTGACGAGAATCCTGTTTGGGAGGATGTAACGAAGGCTATTCAATCAGGCGATTATTATAAATTTGCTAACACAGAAAAAACAGCAGATGATTGGGGCTTTAATATTCGGGCGCTTTTCGAAGCAAACGACAGCTTAGACCCGATCGAATTTTACGGCTTTGGAATCAGTTTTGATTAAGGAGGGATCATATGCGCTCTTTAAAACAGACCGATCTACGACAAGTTCAGCAACAGAGAAATGCCTCGGAAACTCTACCTTTTAATATGGAAAGCTTGGGAGAAATCGTTGTAAAGGAACGGCTGGCACGCCTGCAAGCTGAACAAAAGTTATCGGAAATGGGCAAGCAGCTGGTCGATTTGAAATTGAGTATTTTAACTAAATAGGAGGCTGAGGCTATGAACTTCTGGCAGTGGGCATACAAAAATCAGTATGCCGATAAAGAAGACTTAAGAGCAGCTGTGGCACTGAACGACCTTACAACGGAAGAATATAAACAATTAACTGATGAAGTATACAAGGGTGAGTAGAATAGGGGAGAGAAGACGCCGCTGAATAGTAGGCGTTATTTTTTATACTTTTTGACAGGCTACGGCTCGTCTTTTTATTATTGGGGGAGTGAGGTGCTTTATGACAATTGAAGTGGGTGTATTGATTGCGGGATTATCATTGTTGGTGGCTTATTTGGGCTACCAGCTAAACAAACAAAAAGCAATCGAGAGTGAAGGGCGTGAGAGTGCAGAGGTTAAGTCTGAACTTCGGTACATTCGTACTGGTGTCGATGATATAAAGATCGATATTAAGGCAAATGAAAAGCAGATGATCGCATTAGGAGAGCGTGTCACTCGCGTGGAAGAAAGCTCAAAACAGGCACATAAAAGAATTGACAACATAGAAAAGGAGAATTTGAAATGAATAAAATCGATGCTGGAACGATCGTGCGGACGGTCGTTCTTTTTGTTGCTCTTATCAATCAAGGACTGGCTGCTTTCGGTTACAGTCCTTTGCCTTTTGATGATAAGCAAGTGGAGTTTTTTGTTTCAACTTTGATCACTGCCATTATGTCTTTGATTGCCTGGTGGAAAAATAACAATATTACTCGCACAGCTCGCCGTAATGAAGAAATGCTCAAGCGGGAGGGATTGAAATGAGTTGGACTCCGACATATCATAAACGTAATCTTGGTAATCTTGCGGACTTGGCTCCGAACACAAAAGCGGCTGCCATGAAGTGGTATCAATACTGTATTGACAATAAAATAGATGTGTTGATTTATGAAACCATTCGTACAGTAGCGCAACAACGTGAAAATGTAAGAAATGGCGCTTCAAAAACAATGAAATCCTATCATTTGGTTGGGCAAGCGCTTGATTTTGTGCCTATGAAAAACGGAAAAGCCCTATGGGCAAGATCAGAGTATGGGAAGCGACCGTTTATCGATGCGATCAGATATGCAGAGAAGATCGGGTTTGAATCGGGTTACCGATGGGGGTGGGATGCACCACATCTGCAATACAATTATAAAGGTTATGGGACGGATAAATATCTGACTGCTACTGCAGCCGTGCCAGTTAATACGTTAAGTAAGGACGAGGTAAAAGCATTGCAGGAAAAACTGGCTAAACTGGGCTTAGATACAAACGGTATTGACGGCATTTACGGCAAAGGAACGACTAATGCTGTTATGATTTTGCAACGCCGGACAGGGCTTGCGATTGATGGAATTGCGGGGAAAGCAACTCTGGAAAAGATCGATCAGTTAATCAAAGAAAAAGGATTGGTTGGTACTCCTGGTAAGTTCCGTGTTTATACAGGGGTATTTGGCACTCACGAGAAAGCAGAAGCTGCCGCCAAAGAAATTGGTTTTAATGCCTTTGCGAAAGACTTGCGGGCATGGACTGGCATCTTTACATCGCTGGAAGCAGCAGAAGAAGCTTGCGCTGTCATCAGCGGGAAATACGGGTACAATCCTAAAATAAGAAAAGAATAGCTAATGGCAAAGCCCCTGTCCTTGCGGATGGGGGCTTTTTTGTGTTAGAAAACGCTTATTAAATGAAGGGGATAAGATACTTACACGCATCTGATATCACTCATATTTATTTGAGTTCAAATTAACTATTCACAAAACGGGTAAAAGCATTTACAAAGGTCGTTTTGAATACTGCGGAAACATACGGAATAATTCGTTGTAAATATAATGCAATATAGTAATATATAGTACAATACGGTATGATGTGGTATGATACGGTATAATGTGGTAGGTAATTAGCAATGCAAAAGAACAAGTTGGACAGTATTGTTTTAACTTATTCTTGATTTTGAGGGGGAGCGAAACGATGAGCAGATCGGCATCGGATTTTGCAAAGTACTTTATTAAGAATAAATACGATTATCCGCGTAATACTTTTGACGGAAATATGAAACTACAAAAAATGCTTTATTTTTCACAGTTAATCCATTTAACTCTTCAGGATGAAAAGTTATTTGAAGATGATATGTATGCTTTTAAAAATGGTACTGTGATAGAGAATATTCGTCAGCAATATCAATTTAATCATGAGGCTACAGTGCAAGGAGCCTTACAGTATGAGCCGGAATTTACTGAAGAAGAGAAGCGTTCCTTAGAAATCGCTGAGAAAATCTTTGGGCATCTTGATGCCAAAACTTTATCTGATTTGAATCATCAACAGCATAGTTGGATAACATCTTATGAAAATTCTAAAGATGAAATTTCTGATTTCCATCATAAGGAATTGAGTATTATTGATGAAGATGTTATTAAATCCTATGACTTAGCGACAATACAGGAAGTTATCAATGCCTACTTTACAGATGATGATGATGATGAAAGCTTTGAAATAGTGAATGGGGTCACATTTTACTATGACCCAGAAACAGTTCAAATAGATTCAGAGGTATTAGACATTCTCGAAAGCTTTAAAGGGGAAGAATCCGTTTATTCACTTTGTTATGACGAAAATAACGGATATATAATTTTTTGATGAATATCTATAAAGGTCAGGGAATAATGATGTGTTTAGATTATGCCGACGGACAAAGTTGTGATTATAAAAGACCATTTTTAGTCTTGGAAACTGATCAGACTTTAAATCAACTTTCTCTTCTAAACGTCTCTTCTTTGAGAGGGAAGGCACATAAATTAATGTATCCTTCAAATGAAAGAATTATTAAGTTTAAGCCACCTTTCTATTTAAAAAGCTTTGTTAAACTGGACTCTTTGTACACAGTAGAATACTTTCCTGAATTAACTACTAAAATTATGGATAGTGGTCAGGCATTAGATATATACGAAATGTCCAAGATAGAATACAGATATAATGCCTACTTGCAAGGAAATGAAATATCGAGCGTTCGATATGCAGCAGAACAAGTTAAAACGTTTAATAGTTTATAAACCTTCTCGATTAGAAGGTTTTTTTATTTGAATATTTAAGAACGTTTGTTCTTGTTTTTGTTGAAAGTAGAACTAATGTACCTGTCTGATCAGGGAGAGATCAGCCACCGTTTGGTGATCATCACACAAATACAAAAGGATTACATCAAAGCCTATTGTTTCTACAAAAAACAGCCGCGCACTTTCAAACGAGCCAACATCTTAGCAACTTCCAAGCCGCGCAAAGGAGCAAATGAAAAGTATGCGTAATTTAACAGAAAAACAACAAAGAGTTCTTATCACAGTATCAAACTATGTAGATGAATGCGGATATCCGCCTGCTATTAGAGAATTAGGAGAAATACTTAACTTGCGTTCTTCTTCAACGGTGAAAGGCTATCTGGATAAGTTAAAGAGAGAAGGCTATGTAACCTGGAATGAAGGTATGCCACGCACTTTGAGGATAGAGGAAAAGAAACTGCTGTTATTCGCTAACAAAAAAAGCCCTTCTCATTCCAGAGGGGCTCAGAGTGTAGACAACCCCCTTTTTCAAAAAGTTATTTGAAGAAAAAAGGGGGTATTTCCTATTTCACAATACGTCTAGTTGTCTTTACGGGGGCTTATTTATTGTTAATTGGGACAGTTGTCTCTACATTACTTTGAACAATTATCATATTCTCCAATTTCTCTGCGCTTTCTTTGTCAACCTCAATAACAAATGTTCTTGGTGTCGCATCATCGGTGCAAATGCGGTCTGGCTCAACTAGATGCACCTTCATTATCTGGTTATCTAAATTTATTTGACTGTCTTTTAATTCGTAGGGGCAGCTGCCAGACTCTAACACTCCGACAAAGAAAACGCTGCTCTCTTTAAAATTGACCGCCGGTCTGGCTGTTTTTAACTTAAACAAATCCCAAGTTTCTTTATACTGTGCTTGATTATCAGCTTTATTTACGAGGTATTCGAAGTAGGGAACCTCTTCTCTCTTTACTGCTATATCGTAGAAGTTATAGGGCAAACTCTTTTCGCTCGCTATCAGATGAATGTCGTTCTTAGTATCCTTATTACTGCAGCCGATCAATAATAGTGTGACAGCAAATAGTGGAAGTATTGGTTTAATAAAAGAGAGCATCGTGTTCCTCCTTTCCTATTTAAGAGAGGCTTCTTTGGAGTTCTCTAGGTACTCTCCCAACTCATCAACAGAAACCCCGAAAAGCTTAGCTAGAATAAACGATTGTTTTAAGTCTGGCTGAGTGCCATTTCTTACCCATCTGGAGAAAGTTTGCTCCGATACTCCACAGCAGCTTGCTAAATACCTATGCTTTAATCCTTTTTCTTTGGCCCAGTAGCCGATTCTATTCTGAAACAT